GGAACTGGTTGCCGGCCGCCATGTTGGCGCTGTTGATCAGGTTCATTTTTTACCCCGTATACGCAAATTCGAGAACGGTGTGGGCCGGCTTGATGCGGTTGAGCAGGCATTCGAGCTGGGACGTGCCGAAGGTCTCCAGCGGGTCATCGCAAGTGCCGTCGCAGGTCATATTGGTGAGGCTGCCGGACAGGCTGCTGGTGACGCGCCAGGTGAAGACCGCGGGCTCGTCGATTGTAATGGTGAAGCCATAGGCGGCGGCGACGGCGATGTAGAACGCTTTGTTACGCGGGCCGCCGCCGACTTCGTTCAGGCGGCCGACGATCGCGGCGCGCTGCTGGCTGGTCGAGCCGCCGCCCGGGATGCACCCGTCCGGCAGACCGCAGAAGGTGTTCCATTCCGGCAGCAGCTGCGCCGTGGTGCGCGGGTCGGACTCGGTGAGGATGGTTTCGGCGTCCGTCTGCATGCTGACCAGGCTGTCGGAGATCGCCAACAGTACCGCCTCCAGCACGCCGCCGATCGGAAAGCGCCAGATCGGCCCGCGCGGCAGCAGCTTGCGCAGCGCGGCCAGCCATTGGGTGGCGATCAGCCCCATGTGATGGTGCCCATGCTCAAGATATTGCCGGCGGTTGCGGTCTGACTGGCGGTGGGCGCGGCCAGCGTAAACGCCCCGCTGCCGTTGGCGCCGCCGATCGCCAGGATGAAGCTATTGAGCGAGATCGTCGCCTCCGGCGCGGTTTGCAGGAACAGCGCCTGCAGAGCGGCCTGGACGGCAGCCTGGTTGTTGGCCGAAATGCCGTCGATCGTGAAGTTGACCGGTTGCAGGGTCGGCGCGACGACGGTGACGCCGGATACCTGCTCGCCGTCGACGATGGTGGCCACGGTCACAGGCCGTACGTTATCGATATAGGTTTGCACGTTGGTGACTTCGGTCGGCGAGGCGGCGGTGCTGCCGACGTAGGTATTGTCGGCGATATAGACGCGCACGGTGCCGGCGCCGGAATACAGCGGAAAACACCAGGCATTGGTGATACTGGGGTCGCCTTCGTAGGCCCAGGTTTCATAATCGTTCTGGCTGCCGCCTTGTGGCGGCAGCTGCACGTAATTCTCCAGCGCCGAGAGCAGCTGCTCGTCGGTCCAGAGATCGTCGCCGCCGGTAATGCCGCCGGTGCCGACCGTCGCGGTGGAGCTGAAGCCGCTGATCGGGCTAACAAATGTCAGGATGGTGCCGGCGGGGTCATTGGAGGCAGAGCCCGCCACCGTAGCCTGCACCGTCACGGTTACGGTACCGGCGCTGAGGGTACCGGAAGCCGTGGTCGCAAAGACATTTCCGGATGCGTCCTGCAGCTGCGTGCCGGAGGCGATGGAACCGGTCGAGCCGGTGAAGACTACCGGGCCGCTGGCATACGTGGGCTGCTGGCGTACAACGCCCCACAGGCTGGCCCAGCGATCCAGGTTGATACCGGTCGACGTGGTCGGTACCGCCTGACCGAACAGATTGGCCAGGTAGCCATAGAGCGCGTAGACAGCGCCGGTCAGCGCGCGGCCGATGCCGGCAACGATGCCGCGGCGCACCTGGGGAGACGCGGTCGGCAGCCGCGTGGTGATGTCCGTTTGGGTGCGGGTGTCGATCTGGGCCAGGGTTGGCGGCGTATATGGCATGCGATATTCCGATCAGCCCGAGATGCCGGTGTTGTAGTGGGAAAGGATCACGTCGGCCGAGAGCACCGTGCCGTAGATCGCGCACTCGTCAATGGTGCCGACGGTCTGTTGATCGGCCTCCGCGTAGACGGCGGTATTGCCGATCGACAGCGCATAGGACTGGCTGCTCACAGCGGAAATTGTCGTCGTCAGCACCAGGTTGCCGTTTGCGTAGAGCTTGGTGCCGTTCGTGACGCCGACTTCGAACGTTACGACCAGATGGAATGTGCCTTCGCCCTGGATGGATGTATCGGTATAGCGCCATTGCCCGGCGTTCCAGTCCAGCGTGGCGAAGTAGCCGTTGAATGCAAAAATGGCGAATGCCGATTGCTTGCCGAAGATGAAATAGGTGTCCACGCCCTCGGACACGTTCACCCAGCATTCGAGGGTTCCGGTGCCGATCTGGAACGAGGTTGGGTTGCCGCACAGTACCACTGCGTCGCCAAACAGCACCGCGCCGTTCGGATCGTCGATCAAACCGGCGACCGGCGTGGTCTCGCTGCCGCTGCTTACGGCGGTATACGTGCCGGCGTTGCCGTTGCCGCTGGAATCGGCGGCCGGCACATTGATCATTCCGGCGCTCACGCTGGTTTCGCCGAGGCGCCAATAACCGAGCGGCGAACTGGCCATGATCAGTGATTCGTACGCGCTGCCGGGAGTCGCAGAGGCTTCGTTGGACATGCCGGATACGCCTCCAGGCCCGACGGCCTGCACCTCGAAGAAGTACTCGGTGCCGTTGGTCAGGCCGGTGACGTCGGCGGAGGTCGAGGACACGCCGGTGAGCACCGGCGTGCCGGATTCGCCGCCACTGCTCGTGCCCATGTAGACGTTGTACGTCGAGGTATTGAGGCCGGCGGTCCAGGTGAGCGAGACCGACGACGTGCCGCCCAGCGCAGACAGTTCCGTAGGCGCGGTCGGCGGCAGCGCGGCCGTCTGCACCTTGATCTCCGGCGAGATGGCGATCACCGCGCCGGCGGTATCCAGCACCATCACGCGCAAGTAGTACGCGGCAAGACCGCCCAGACCGGTAACGTTGGCGGTGGGCACAGTGACGGTGGCAGAAGGATATTGGCTCTCGCCCCCAGGCGTGGTACCCATGAACACCTGGTATTCGGCGGCGTTCGGATACGGCAACCAGGTGAGCGCGGCGGTCCAGCTGGTCATCGCGTTGATCAGCGCGACGATAATGTTGTCCAGCGTCACGCCGCCTACCGGCACGATCACCGACTGCTGCCAGAGGTAGGCCAGCTTGATGATCTGCTGCTGGCCTGTAGGGCCGGTGAGCGCAATGTGCAGCCAGCAATAGCCGAGCGGCCCCCAGGATGCGGTCACTGTAACGGCGGAGGCGACGTCGTCGTCCAGCATCCATTGCAGGCCCTGCTGGGCGTAGGTCTTGATCTTGGCCAGAGTGGCATCGGTCTGCTTTTCGCGGGCAAGCGTCCAGCCGAGCCAGCCGATGCGGTCGGTGGCGTCCGCGTTCAACGCGTCTCCCCACCAGCCGCGCGGATCGCCGTCCGGGCTTTCCAGCCATTCGGCTTCCGTGCACAGGCTCACCATCACCGCGGCGCGCAGGGAGTTGTCGTTGACCAGGTCGCCGCCGAGCATGACGGCGTCGTATTCGTCGCCGTCGTTGATCGGGAATAGCGCGATGTCGGTCATGGCACGGTCAGCGGCGTGCCGCCGCTGCTGATGCCGCCGGTAACGGCCAGGTTGCCGCCGATGGTCTGGTTGCCGCTCACGGCCGCGGCGCCCCCGACGTTGAGATTGCCGCCCACGACCAGGTTGCCGTTGAAGGTAACCTGGGGCGAATCGCAGGTGCCGTTGCCGGTGGAATGCAGGCTCCAAGTGCCGTCGTTATGAAAGCGCAGGTAATTGCCAGCCTGGTCGTACATCTCGGAGGCGCCCTGCGGCAGGCCGGTGGCGCGCGAGGCCGGATCGTCGAGCGCGATCACCAGCGGGTACGAGCGGCTGCCGGCGATGCAGAGCACCACGGCGGTGGCGCCGTTCGGCGGGTTGCCGGAAAAACCGAACTGCTGCACGCGCTGCACGTTGGGGATCACCTCGCCATTGAGCACGGTGAGCTGTAGCTGCTGGATCGCCTTGGTATCGTCGGTCAGCGTCACGCTGCCGCGGCTGGCCATCATCCGCAGGCGGCGGTTGACCGGGCGCATCACTTTTCGCACGTCTTTTATGTTCATTCGCCGGCATCCGGGGGGATTGCAAACAGCTGGTAGGTCAGGTCCGGCGACTCGGTGTGCACCAATGTGGTGTAGGCATCGCGCGGCACGACGTCGAGGAGCGCCAGTTCGCCGCCATCCTCGTCGAGCTTGTAGTTGACGTTGGCGATCAGAAAGTCGCCCTGGAACCGGCCCCAGGGATCGTCGATCGGCACAATCGTGTTGCGCATCCAGGGCGTCGGGCCATCCATCCAACCGCGCACGGTATATTGCGCGCGTTCGCCCTGAGCGCGGCGCGTATTGGCGGTCCACTGCGCGAGGGTCGTCGCGTTGTAGATGTCGCTGGGTTCTATCGGATCCACGATGGTGACGCGACCGGGGCGGATCGCCGGGTCCAGGTCGGTGGCGGAGCCGAAGACTTCCTGCATTTCGACAAAATCCGCGTCGAGTGCCTGGGAGTACACCTGATAGGTGCGGAAACGCTCGGCAACGCTGTGGGTTGCGTTGCAGGCGAGGATGTTCTGGCCCAGCACCAGGCGCGTATTCGCGCGGGTTATGCCGGCCTGGGTGAACTGAATGCCGCCCATGCCATCGGATACCAGCAGCACGCCGCGGATCTGCGCGAGCTTTTGCAGCGTCTCCCACACCGTCTCGCCTACCGTGATGCGCTGAAACTGGAATGCCGGGCCGATGTTGACGCCGGCTGCGACGCTGACGGCCACGCCGAACGGTGCGCACAAGGTCTTGGCGATTTGCAGCAGCGTCTGATTGAGCACGCCGAATCCGGCGCTGATGGCCGCGCAGTCCACCAGGTCGCCCGCCGCATCGCGGCCGCTGATGCTGAGGCTGTGGCTGTCGCTGGAATACTCGACGTTGCTTTCGTCGATGAAGCCGGTAATGACGGTCTGGCCGGCGATCATCACGCTGCACGAGGTGCCTTCCAGTAGCGGGGTTTCCTGGCCGTTGATCGCCCAGCGGTCCGAGCATTCGAACTGGAACGTGCCCGCACCCTGCTCGATGCCGGTCTTCACGTCCGCAGACTTCCAGCCGGTGAACTGCTGGCCGCCCAGGCTGAGCGCGATAGCGGTCATGAATCCCACTCGCTCAGCACCTCCAGCGGAACGCCGGACGGCAGGAACGCCGGATGCAGTACGGCGGCGGCGCCGGCATTGCGCGCCAGGATGTCGGCGCTGGCTTCGACGCAGTCGGCCGCGCCATAGAGGTGCTGGGCCAACACCAGGGCCGGCAGGAACTCCGGCAGCGTCACGCTGGTGATGATCGCGAGATTCGCCGCCCGGGCGGCGATGTCCGCGGCCACGGTGGCGCGCAGATCCTGCAGCGCGGCATACGTGGGCATATCCACGTTGGCGGAGACGGCGTCGATCGCATCGAGCAGCGTGTCCTGCTCGGCGATCGCGTCGTTATAGCTGTCGAACGTGGTGTTGGCGCTGAGGCCGCAGGCGGTGATGACGGCTTCCACCTGCACCGCGGTTTCGAACGCGGCGAGGTTCGCCTGGCTCTGCGTGGAGCTGGCCGGCGCCGTGGTGCTGGCGGTGAAGAACGGCGTGAGCGCGGCCAGCGTGGGAATGCCGTCGATCACGTTCTGAATGATCGAATACAGAC